ATGCACGGAATTTATATACGCTACAATGTCTCAGAAGAAACCCAAGCAGCTCAATGGCCTAAACAAATAAATGCATTTGCGTATGTTCAACGCGACAAACCACAACAAGATAATGCTAACTTGCTGTCGACGGAAGAGCTAAAAAGCCATGCTATTCGCTATATTAAAAGCTTAAAAGACAATGCAAGTGTCCATTTAGTAGAGCAACGCAATGGGGAAATTGAACATTTCAATCGACGTTATATGGAATCATTAAAAGTAAAAGAAAATATTGATTCACAGCTTATTAATTTAGAGGAAATTCGTCTGCTATTGCAATTAATGAATGTACTTAATTTATCACATGGTTTTGGAGAAAATGCTGGGAAACTCTTACGCCAAATTACGCCATATGCAAAAGAGGTTGAGCATCCAACCTTTCAAACAACTCGCGTTGAGCGACATTTCTACACAGAATTAATCGAACAAATTGAAGCGGTCTATGCGCGAATTATGCGCCAGCACAACCCCTCTACAACGGAAATGCAGCATTCAGAAAAGCTCTGGACAACTGTATGCGAGCAAGCCATCGAAAAGGTAGAGGCGCGAATTGAACGCTTATCGTCTATTAAATTAAAGCATGAGAAAAATTTACTCGAGTTTAGTCAATTAAAAAAGCAAAATATCGAGGCAAAGGAACGTCTCGATCACGCTGTGAACGAGCTTGATGCTATTTTAAATGTTTTAGAATCCTAAAAAAGCATGTCTGCCGATTGAACTGCCAATCGGTGACATGCTTTTTTGGATGGCTGATGAGACAGCACGATGAAAGTAGGGGATAGCAACGAAAAAGCAGCGGAAAGGGTGCTAAAAGTGACGGATAGCGTGTGCTTTTATTTGCCCTCCACTTGCTCGCGCTTAGCTTGTCTGGAAATACGTAGTAAATCAAGCCCAAGTAATATCACAATCAGATAGAATAGCGGACTTGGGAACGATAGCCCAATTTGTGACTTGCCGCCAAGTAATGTTAAGACAATCCATAGCCCAACTGTATAGAAGGTTAAACCAACATAGGCTTTTTTAGACAGCTTTTTATAGTGTCCTTTATCGATAGCGATCCGAACAATCACTAAAACAATAAGTATGATAAGAATTAGCTTTTTCGTTAATATCGCAGCAAATGCTGTGTGAGGAAAGAAATCATTGACGAATAGGGCTGTGAAAAATAAAAGAATACAAATATTTAAAATCGTTGAAAGCTTCATGTCAATCTCCTTCGTTGCCAAAATACCTTCCTATTGTAACATGATTGACTGCGATAAAAATAATTTTATGTATAGCGTAAAAGTTGTTTATTTTTTCGTGGATGCATCCTGGTATCTTTTAAGCATTGTAGCAAATTGCTCACGTGTTAAAAAGTTTTGCGGGTTTGAGCCATCTGTAATACCTTGATTTTTTAACCATTCCCATGCAGCGTTATGGGTTTTAGAGGCTTTTTGAGAAGAAATAATGGGCTGCTTTGTTTTTAATGCCTCTTCAAGCTGTTTGATTTTATTTAGTAATTCGGTATATTGTGACATTGTTAGCTCTCCTTTACTAGCTGTTTGATTTGTTAATGAAATATAATTCATCGGGTCAATGGCATTTGGCTGCCCAGTAGCCCATAATCCTTGGTGAATTTCGAAATGCAGATGGATGCCAAACGCTCGACCCGTATTGCCCATCACACCAACTTGCTGGCCTTGCTGCACCCGTTGTCCCACGCGCACACAAGAGGAATCTAAATGGGCATAATTTGTTTCATAGGTTTTACCATTAATCGTATGCCTAATCATGACAACATTCCCATAGCTACTTAAAGCTTGCGCTCGACTAATGACACCTGCTGCACTAGCATAAATCGGAACTTTCCCAGTCGCTGCCAAGTCAATACCTTGGTGCCATTCCTTACCAAACCCCAGATTCCTCCAGCCAAATGGACTTGTTAATCTTGCATTTTTTACTGGACAGATAAAGTTTGTCATTAATGATTCCCTCATTTCGGTTTTTTATAGGTTAATGCTTGTGATGAATCCCCCAAGTGAGCTGTTGTAGGATCTAAAACGGCATTATATATACTGACAGCAATTAACACTAATACATATGGGTTAGAGGCTGCATTGATTAGTAAGCTCTTGACACTTCCCCAAGTAGTTAAATCTGCTCCCGTAATCCCGTAATAGGCAAATAGTGGGGTAATAATAGATAAACCTACCGTAATCCAAAATTGAGGATTATGAATACGAACGTTCCAATTAATTTTCATGGCGATCAATTCCTTTCCTATAGCCCTAATGATTTTAAAAGAAGGGCGCCAATAATGACTGTAGGGAGCAGTATCCACCAGTGAAGGTATTGTTTTATCATGTCACCAATTGAAAGGCTACCCTTTGCCGTTTCCTGCTCTAAATCCTCTTCAATGCCATCCACACGCTTACCAATCTCTTTAACATCCTCTTGTAATTCCACCTGTGACATATTTAACTTTGTTAGATTGATATTGATATTATTAAACGTTTTATCCAAACTATTTAATTGGATTTGTTGATGCTTATTCATTTCCTGCTGCTGCTCAGATACAACGGTTAAACGATGGAGCAATTCATTATTACCCTCTAATTTAGAAATTCGGCTTTTTTGATTCTTGATTTCAACTTCTACACTAGCTAATCGCTCACCAAATTTTTCATTTTGCATGTAATCACCGACTTTTATCAATTATTAAAGGATTAGGAGGGAGATAACTCCCACCTATCCTTTTAAGAAATCACTGAGCAATTTCTGCATCTTGTAGCAACTGGATATCTTCAAAAATTTCACAAAATCTATCATAGAGAACAGCTTTTTGACCTGTAAATTCTAAATCACAATTTAGGATAATATGCTGTACAGTTTTAAGCATTTCTATTTTATCTGCAGTTTCTTCAATAATAAAATCTTCATTCATTAAAATTAAAATTTGAGTTTGAGCATCTTTTTCTGCTTCTTTAGAAGGAAAGACAACAATTTCCTCTTCTTTATTATTAAATGCTCTAGTTTCTGTTACAATATTGCCATCATTGTCCTTAGAGGCATAGTCATTAATTAATTGTTGTCTCTCTCTTTGTATTACATCTAATTGATTTGATAAGAAATTAATAAAACGTGTTCTCATTCTGGACTCTTTATTCTTTAAAATTAAATTAAAAAGGAAAGATTGTAATTCTCCAATTTCATAGTTTTTTATTATCATAATTTTATGCTCCATTCTTTTTACATAATAAATGCGTAGCCAGAGACCTTTCCATTTACAACAATAATTGTGGCTATATTATGAACCATGAGAATACGTGGTTCAATCGTTGTTGGAATATCTAGGTCGACCCAAGTAGGAATAACAATCTCTGTCCACACATTCGGTTTTGTAGCAGTAATTTCAACATTTATCTTATTAACGGAGATAATATCAATAATAGTATCAACATTATTCGTTATATGTGCTGTTATTTCTGTTTCTAATAGATTTTCAAAAGGGATAAAGATTTCAGTATCTACATTGTTTTCTTCCATAACCCTAGAAGTAATTTCTAACCAAATTTTTGGTGTAGAAGCTGTGATTTCAGTTTTACTATCACTTTTAATGATCGGTTCGATTTCCACTAATACTTGACTTGCATATCTATTGAAAATCTCAGTATAAACACTATCTCTAGTTGTTGAAATTTCAGTATATAAACTAATTTGGTTCTCAACTCGTGGGGAAATTTCGATGAGAACTTCTTCACGAGAGACAGAAATCTCAGCAAACGTTAGATGCTGTTTCTTTTCATTTATTACCTCTAATTCAACAGTTGTGTCATTGTATGCTTCTACGGAAACGCTGATTTCAATAGGTATTTGTTTTCTTGTAGTCGCTATCTCAGTTGCTATGTCATCAATGCCAGATAATCTAGGCAATATTTCTGTTGCTACACTAGATCGTGACACTGTCAGCGCAGTTGAGATTTCACTATCGTCTACAGTTCTAGCAACAATTTCTGTAGGCAAGTTAATAATATAGCTTGAAAAAATCTCAGTTGGTACAATAGGTCTTGAAATACTTAGCTCGACATTCATCTCTTTATATTCCGGTATTCTCACGTTAATGCCAGTAAAAATATCGTCATCAACAGGAATTGCCACTATAATTTCTGAATGGATTTTAGGAAGTGAAGCAGTAATTTCAACTATAATATCTTCATCTAAAGGAACTTCTTTTCTGTGAGCGTAAATATAAGTATCTATTGCACTAAAACGAAATACTGAATCTACTTCAATCTCTGTGTGAGAGTCTGAAACACCTTTTTTTATGGTGTTAATTTCAGTTAACACCTGTGAGCGTCCAAAGCTAAAAATTCGTGAGTCGTAATAGTTAACAATTAACTCAGGTGGGTTCATAGACTCACGGGTTCTAAAAGTAGCAAGGCCATTGAATGACTCATTGGCTACACGCAGTATAAAACCATTATTGACTTGCTTTTGCTGAATCCAATTTTCTACGATTTTAAGCGTATTGAACTCTACATATTTCTTTTCCATGTTTACAGTGAAATCATCAGCAATTAGCTCAATAGGGGTAGGCCTATTTAAGTGAGTAATACTATACTCCGACCATGTACTATTAGCATTAAATAACTCAAGCTTTAGGCTTTGTGGAACTGAGCCTGTGTAATATAAGCGAAGCTTTGCATCTGTTAATCTATAGGAAGGATTGAACCATGATAAATCAAATTGCACAAAAGAACGCCAAATATCATCAGCACTTCTTCCCACAACCATAGATAAACTGGAGCCATAGTTAATGGATTGGTAAGGAAGATTCTCTCTAGTAAAAGCATCTTGGAAAGGATTAAAAACCTCTGTAACAATAGGAGGTTGTTGTACTTCATAGGTAGCCCACATTCTATTATGTGGTGGTACTTCAATGTCAATTGCTAGGTTGTTATAGCCTATGGGTTGAATTTCAGTAAGTACATCAGCCATACCTCTATACATAATATTAATATCTGTATTTTTATGATCATGTCCAATAGTACGAGCTGTAATCTCCACAAAAGTTGTAGCATTATTTTTTACTCTTGAGGTTAATTCACTAGATGTATCAGATTGACCAACAGCAATTAATTTATATTTTGCCTGAAATAAGTTGTTAGGCTTTACTTCATATTCAACACAAATAAAAGATGAATCAGCAATAGAAGCTATTACTATTTCATCTTCACTAGTTTGAGAGGAAAAATTAATATTTGAATCCTCCATAAAATCACTTCCTTATCACATTGTATTGTGATTAGGCTTTGTCTGCTCTCACGATAATGTCAAATGAGCCATTTGCGTCAGGCGTTGCACCTAATTCAGTTTTTAATCGAATGAAAAATGACATTTCTTCATTATTTTTCAATGTTTTATTTAATCTTAATTCAGGTTGAGGTGTGAAAGAAGATAGGCTTGTACTAAATTCACATGTCATTCCTGTAGGGAAGTTTGTGGTATTAGCATATAAATGAATATCTTTAACATCATAGCCATATTGATTTTTTAAAATAACTTCATGCTCAATTGTAGTTTGACCTGCAATAATCACACCAAAATCAAGATAATTTAACAGTTCACCGATTTCACTGGAGTAATACTGACCATAGACATCTTTAAATATAAGACCTGAATAAGCCCCCATAAATCGATTTTGCCAGTAATCAATCGTGCCGTAGAAATCCCTAAACTCTACTTTCACTGTGTTCCAATCATCAATCCTAATATCAGAGCTTGCAAAAGATAAAGCAATATTTTGAGGGGAGCTTCCTAAGGTTGTCCAACTACCATCATGCGGATAGTAGTTTTGACCATTTAGGGATACACGATATTGTACACGTGTTAAATCATCATCACTTAAGACACCTGTCAATAGATTTCCATTTAACTGCAAATCAATTTTTGCTGTTGTATTTAAGATATATAAGCTTGTATCTGAAACAGTTGTCGTATTACGTGGAAGATAGTCTTTATATGAAACATTTTCAACAACAGAAACAATCGTGTCACGAGGATTGTCTTTTAGGAAAATACCAATATTAAGGTATTTTTTATTCCAAGTGCGCCATTGCTTATCTGTAATCGCATTCAGCTCACCATGCTTCATACCATTTGCTGAGATTGCCTGTTCTGTAGAAGTATCTGCTTCAACAAAAGTCTTACTTTCTTTATCCAAAACATACCATGTACTAGTATCATCATCTGCCACAAAATAACGAGTCTCATCACGATAGGATTGAGAAATATCAGTTGCGATTACTTCATCTAAATAACCGTATAAACGTTTAGGATTGACCAATTTAATAAATTGAGGTTTCGGTACGGCTGTCATTTCAAGCACTCGTTGAGCAGTATCAGGCGCTTCATCCGTCCATGTCACAACCTCAAAATCCCCCTCTAATTCATCAACAGGTGACCAATTTGCCTCAAGGATTAAATCTGCTTCATTGACAGTTTCACCACCTATATGACAAAGAACCTCAACTTCATCACCAAATTCATCATAAAGGTCAAATGGCTCAGTAGTTGTTGAAACGATAATATCATCTGCTGATTCTGTATATGCTATCACAGTAGGTAGCTCACCAATATAATCATAGACACTATATGGGTCAACACCTGTTTCTACAACGATTTGGGAAGCGTCTGAATCGGTGTAGTAAATAACCTGAGGTGTTTCACCTAGTAAATCCTGTGCTGTAAATGGTTCTTTATTTAGTACAACAGATGCGTATTGTTTATCCTCAAAATCAGACCACATAACGATTGATTTATCTCCTGATAGTTCTTGCCATTGGGTTTCTGTAATATGATTTAGATTGTTCATACCATATTGAATGAAGTTTTCTTCGATTGCTGTAGTTGTTTGCCATGATGCGCCGTTGTGGTATTTGTGTTGGGCGTTGTGCTGGACTAGGTATTTATCGGGGATAGGGGAAATAATTTGATGATAAACCTCTAGCGAATCAATGGAGCATAAGAGATAATCAGTTCCACCACTTCTTCCAATAAACATATTCATATTATTAGTAATATTAACATCTTGAAGTGTCCTAGAAGCTCTGTTAATTCCATCTATAAATATATTCAAACTATTATTCTCAATATCGAAAAATATCACTACATCATGCCATTGTCCATCACATATAGATATAGAAGTAGTAACACCATTTATATTATTGACACCGTTTTTTATATTAGCAAAACTTAATCTACCATTTGTACTAATTCCAACATGAGTACCATTTGCTGTGCCACTAAAGTTGGTTGTTGCTAAAATGTTGCCCCAAACAGTAGGAAAAGTATCCTTTTTAAATTTAAAACGAATAGTGTATGACGAATTATTAGGTACAATACTATTGTTAAATTGTACATATTGATTAATGCCATTAAATGACATAGCCTTTCCCTTACCATTCCAACCTGTCACATGAGCAGGGGAGTTATACAAAGTACCTGTATAACCACCAATCGAGTCCATAGCATTACCACTAGGTTCATCAAAGCCAATAAAAGCTTTACCATACTTACTTAAATTATCCTTACTATTAGCCATTGTATTGACCTCCAATATTTTTCCATATTAAAAGGACAACCAAATTAATAGTTGTCCTCAACCAATGCTGTTTTAAAATTATTATCAATGGGAATAGTAAACATCTTCCCATTGTTTAAAGATGATTTATTAGTACTTACAATTTCATATTCAGTAGAAATTCCTGTTAGGTCAAGTGGGGGTCTATCAATTGCTGAATCAATCTCATGGATAACTCCACCTTGATTTAATAAAGTAGATTCTTCTGTATTAGGAATCTCTTTTACACGAGTTACAATAGAAGATAGGACAAGGTTTTTATTGGATTCAGATTTGATTGCTAAACACTTTTGAGTAAAATCAGAAGGGATTAGGGCTTTATTAAAGACTTGTAAATCGTCTAATTGACCATTGAAATATGCAGTAGTACCACTATATCCAATTGTTAAGTTTCTTCCGCTAGTAGTAGTCTCTAGCGAATCTGATAAGGCGATATTATTAGGTTGAAGCATATTGTCAATATACATTTTCACTCCTTTTTCATCAGTTGTTCCGTTCCATGTGACTAATATATCATGCCATTTATTATCCACTATACTAATACTTGATACTAAGTAAAATCGAGTAACTCCATTGTTTGCTTTATAATTTATAAAACATAATTGACCAGAGGGATTTAAAGCTATTAAAGTGCCTAAATTTGCTCCATTACTTTCAGTAATCACATATTGCCACGAAGAATTAGGTGAATTTGATGCTTTAATTTTGCATCTAATACTTTTTTCACCTGTCGGAATAGCTCTACTACTAAATTGAATATACTGATTGCTCCCATTAAATGACATAGCATATCCTTCACCATTCCAACCTTCAACCCTAGTTGCACCTGATACTGTACCTATATAATTACTACCTAATTTATCATAAACATTTCCACTAACCTCATCAAAACCAAACCATGCGACACCATATTTACGCATAGGTTCTGAATAGTTTGTTTCGAAATAATCATGTCTTAACAATTCACCTTCTACATCAATGTCAACAGCATCTAAAACTACATTTAAATCTTGTTTATTTTCTATTGTTATAGTATGAACACCTTGAGGTAAATTTAATTTCTCATACATAATTACTTGATATAACGTTGTAGGAGAAGTATCTGAAACCGCAGAAAATGATTCAATAGGATTGTCATCTATTTTTACGTCTATTTGATTTGAATTTATTGATGTTGTTCCTGTATGCCCTAAAGCTCCTAATATACGTATATTAGAACCAGTAAATTTGAATTTTACATAGTCACCAATTTTATTAGACAAAATTCTATCACCTTGATGGTAGCCAGCAACAGAAGCATAAGTCCAATTTCCTACACAATACAAACTAGAAAAAGTATCATTATATCTTTTCCATCCATTTTCTGGTTGCAATAACACCTGTCCTCTTGCCATATTAGTTCACCTCTCTTAATCCAAATAAAACTTCTGCCCAAGAAGCATTAGCTCCACCGTTAACTGTTCTATGAGTTATCTTGCAATATCTAGCTTCGCTGAAATTCAATTGTAGCATTTTTGGTGTAAATTCTACCCAATCTGAAATATTAAATTCACCAACTGTTGTCCAGTTCTGATTGTCTTTTGATGTTTGTATATAGAAGTCCTTTGGAGTTTGATTTATATTTGGTGCATTTCTTGGTGTTAATTGAACTATATTTATCTTTCTAATAGTACCAAAATCTATTTGAATCCATGAATTGTTGTGTGCATTATTGACTGTTGCCCACGGTAATCCATAAACATCACCGTTAAAGGCTCTCCATGCTTGTTGGTCTGTATTAAATTCACTGTTTGCATTAACAGTCAAAGGAGAAGGGGTATTATTAGAAGTCATTTTAGTTTCATACCAAGTATACAAAAGCTTAAAATCACTCTCTTTAACCTCTTTTGTATTCAAAGTATTAATTCTACCAATATCTTGAGTAAACACTTTACCCTTCACATTAGCAATAGGTAACGCATTAACATAGTTATGCTTAGTAAAAGGTACATCTAATTGAATCTCTTTACCTTGTTCAATACCATGTAAAATCATGTTTTTAGGTGAACTGTTAGGTAGATGGATTAGGGTGTTTTCTGCAAGAGAATAGTGTTTATTTGTCATTGGACTTTTAATAATCATCCTATCAGAATTTTCATAACCATAAATTATTTCACCTATACTAATATTATGATTTCCTAAAAATAATTCTGTCACATATAGTCTAAAGTATTTACCTTTAATAGTTGATTCTAGTTTAGTTTTGAACCCATCATTTATGCTTGTGAATTTATGAGATACTATGATTTCGCTATCTGACCAATCAGCTCCATTCATAGAATACTGAATTTTAAATTTGTATGGATTTTGGTAAAAATATGTGTCGTTACGAGGATTTATTTGAATCCAATTTACTTTTGTTTCCTCTCCTAAATAAATTTGAATCCACGAGCCTACTCCTACATTGTCAGGAGTTACCCATTGTCCACTAGGCAATCCATTAAAAGCTCCCCATGCTGTACTACCACTATTATGCAATGAACTAGCACTAGCCACATAGGGAGAAGGAGAAGTATTAGAGGTCATGTTTATTTCGTACCAAGTTATGTTTCCTGCCATTTAATCATTCCTTTCTTACTTGTATTAAGAAAATAAAAACTCAGCACTAACTGAAACTAATGCTGAGTGGTTTTCTACCTAATTGAGTTTCCCAAAGACCTTCTTCATTTTCTGATATAGTGTCTTGTAAAATATACTTTTTATGAGAAAATAGTACATTTAGCGTATATTCATTTAAATTAACTCCATATTTAATGAAGTTATTTGAATTTAATTTTCCTGTATTTAAAAATGATATCTCTGTTACTTCAGGATAAGTATAAGAAAATAAAACTTCAGAAAGAGACATCTGCCCTGCACCATTAACGGATAATATCTGTATGCGGTAATAACGATAAAAATTTGGTTTTGATATATTGTAATTACGTGTTTCACCACTACTCCAATTAATTTGATTTCTATATTGTCCTATTATCTCAAAGTTTACATCATTATTACTTCCTAAAATATTAAAATCTTTAGGAGCATTCAATATTGTTGACCAAGCGGATGTTATTTGTGCGCTAATTGCAACTCTATTTGCTATTTTTTTAACTCCATAATCAATTTGAATCCAACCTGTCGTAACATTACCTGACAGCCAAGAGTCAATAACCCCACCTGCATTAGTTCCGTTAAATACTTTCCAAGGTTGATAGTTAGAGTTTCCAGTATTTGTACTACTTGCACTAATCTTTAATGGAGCAGGAGTAGTGTTAGAGGTCATTTTTGTATGATTAATTATGTTAATTATTTTTGAAGAATATAATCTATTTTGATATTGAATAAGTATTTTTTTGGTAGCCATTTATCTCACCTCAACTTTCATACTTCTAATATCAAAATATTTCTTTAAATCAATAGTTTTACTAAACACTTTACCAACTTCGCCAACACCTAAAACCTCATTTTTTTCTGTCATCGACATAGGCTCTAATGTTTCTATTCTACGGTCAAGTAGGGGAGATAGATTGTCCATTCCTTTATCTAAAAATTGTTGAGATGCAGGGAGAGTGGTAGATACAGTTGACCACAACACCATTTCTTTAAGTTCTCCTTTATATATTTCCAAATTAGCAAATTGACCTTCAAAATAGTAAGGATTATTAGTTGAAACTCCTGAATCGGATGCTCTACAACCTATAACTAAATTATTTGTTGCAGTTGTAGACTCTTTATAAGAATGTGTTAGGTGATAGTCTAATTCACCATCTACATACCATCTAATGTACTGACCATCTTTGTATTCTAACATTATTTCATGCCACTCATTGTCACATACCATAGCTTTACCATTTTGAGCAGATATATTCCAATTTGTAGCACCTGTGATATTAACTGCATAATGTAATGTTCCTATTTCAGAAAGACCAATAAACCATCCTCGTTTAGATGATTCTGAGGTAGATATGACAATTTGTGGCTTCATTGATGAAGTTTTAACTTTATATTTTATCACTTTATCGCCAATTGGAAATAAATTATTGACTGTTGAGCGCAAATATTGATTGACTCCATTAAAACTAACTACATAACCTTCTTGAGAATCATAGATTCGAGTTGGACTAATAGGAGAGTTAAAAATAGTTTCTTTCACACCTTTAACTACATCAGTGTCGTTAAACTTTAATTGTTCTATTAGATTGCTTGACTTTGGTGAAAGCACTTCTTTTCCTTTCTTATACTCACCATCATGTAAAATAAGTGATTTATCTTCAATCTCTTCCATCATTTCTAATTTATTAAGATGAATTTGGCTTCCACCAAAATTTGATTCCAAGTATATTCTGTATTTCTTGTAGTAATTATCATTTTTAATTACGTATTCTCTGAAATTAATATTTGTCCAAGTAGGTTGATTTGTTTTTGTATCTAATACAATCCAATTCAATCCATCCCATGCTTCGAATTTCCAACTTTTAGGACTTCTCTCATAACTCCAAGAGTGAGTTCTTATTCTGTATTTTCTAATTTTTTTTGGTTCTGTAAACTCATATGAAACCCAAATAGGTGTATTGTTTGCACTACTGAACTCACCACTACCAAAAAGATGATAAGGCTCATATTTATAGTTACCCCATATTAAATAAGTTGAATTACCATACTCTACTTTACCACTAGGAGAAGTGTAGCTTGTCATAATGGGAATCAAGTTATTTGTATAAGTTTTTTCTTTATATACATTTAGCTTATCAATCCTTAACCAATCCTTATGAGTAACTTTCTTCCTGTGTAAGCTCCCTACATCAACCCATGTTGAATCAAGCATCATGTCATATTGATAATTCCGCTTTAATCTAAGCCCATTTGAATCTTCAACAAACTCATTACTCTCAAAATCTGAATTAGCAACTAAAAAAATATCTGTCACAAACCCTGCAAATAAATCAATTCTAACTTGAATGTATTGCTTTGTATCAGATTGAATTGTTCCATCAAGCGCAATAGGTGTCCAATCAGACCAATCCAGATTGTTATCAGAAACTCTTGTTAAAATGGCAAATGAACTTGAGCCGTTATTACCACTATTACTAAACACTTTTTCAAAATCATGAAACTTATCCTCTAAATTAATAACATCTGAAATCCAAGTACCTTCCTCTGCGTAAACAGGGTTTCCTTGCCCATCCGTATCAATCTGAGCTAATCGTAAATAACCTGTTGTTGAATCTATCTCTGTGTTGTTATGAGTACCAGAAATGCCAATAGGTAAGCCTATCTCTTTACGTTCTAAGTTACCGCCAACAATTGCCATAGAGCATTTTCCTTTCCTGTGTAATAGATTCAATACCATTAATAAAAGCAAAGAAACTACCACTTATATTTGTAAACCAATTATCTAAAAATAAGACAATTAATTTTGAATTTTTAGGTGCTTTAATTTCTCCAATTTTGGCGTTTAAACCTTTACTAACCAAATTATCTATTAATTTTTCAAGTGAGTATTTTCCTGTTTCTATTGTGTGGGCTTCTTTTTTTGAAGATTCAATTAAAGATAGCTTGTTATTTGCAGTTGTTATTTCTAAGGAATCATTTTTAGTAGGAACAAGTAGCCAAAATCTTTTCATCATGTATTTCCACGCTTTCTATTATTTGATTGTCCAATTCAATTGTCCTGCTTTATTCGCTTCTAGTGGGGCATAGAAGCGCTCTACTTCCAATCCTTTTGACTTAAATATCAAATAACCATTTAGGTCTTTATTTGAGGTTAATTTCACTTCAATAAAAGCACTCTTATTAAAAGGAAGTGAAATGATGGGCTGGAAAAATAGTTGAATATTATCTTTTTGGTAAATTGTTTTATAACCAAAATTAATGGATTTTAAGTTAGATTGCTGAATACCTTGCATGTTGTTGTAATCAGAATAGGCTTCTTTATATGTTATAAGGTCTTTATGTGCGAAGTTTGTTGTTAAATGATAGGTTCTATTTTCTTCATCGATGTATTCAACTTCAATTCTTCTGCCATTTAGATTAAATGAACCATCTGACATTTCAAAGAAAAACTTCATTCCTTGACCAAACAAACCAAAACGAATGACCTGATTTTTCTGTATTAAATAAAAATCATTTTTCTTATGCGTGAGCAGATCATACTCCGCATAGTTTTTTCCATCTGCATAGTCAGCATTCCAATTAAAGGGAATACTAACCGCTTGTATATTTCTTGAATCGGCAAATATCATTTCTATCAATCTCCTTCATTGTATTGAAGTTTTTTACTTATAAAATGCGATAAAAATAGGGTAGGGGAGCAAGCCCCTTACCCTGTAAAATTTATATTGTTTGTATGTATTAAACGTAACGATACGAAACACGTTGAACTAATTGATTTTTCCCTGCACTTGCTGTAATAGGGACTTCGGCATACACTGAAACTTGAACAAAGTTCCCACCTGCTAAATTAGCGTTTGTCCCATCATCTTTAGTAGCATTGGCTAAACCTAAAATTTCTTGTGTAGCAGGTATTTTCTCAATTTTTACAGAAATATATTCTACAGTTCCATCTACTACAGGATTTCCTTCTACTGTAATCCATCCAGGTTGTGTGCCATCTGTTGTCCCTGCTTTAGTAACCTTATAAATGAAACCATTTGGTACAGTGGGCTGCACGTATGCGCCAAGAGTTAATGGAATAGAGGCTGTCCATACAGAAGCAGTAGCTGCGTTCTTATTAGTTGTTGTTCCATTTGTACCGAGCGGTTTCACACCTGTTGGATTATCAGGAATACCACCTTTACCAATAGGTGTGAAGTCTGATTCATTTAATGAATCAACTCTGACGTGAAACCAATTATCACGAACAGCTTCTACAATATTACCAACTGTATCGCCTGTACCACCATTACGGTCACGAGTAGTGAACACAACTTCTTCCATTTTTGAGCAATCATCAGAACCACCACGATTGTTCCAAATATAGAAAATTTTAATAGGAGAAGAGGAGTCTGCATCAACTGTACCAAAATTAACAGTCGATTTTACTTCTTTTGATTTTTCATTAGTGCCTTCATACCAACTTACCATAGGTTCATTTGTCATAATTAAATTCCTTCTTTCCTTTGTATTATAATATTGAATCATTTAGCAATATTTTTATATTTACGGATAAATTTTGAGCATCAATTAAAAAAGAAGGGATGTATAGTCGAAATACATCTCCCTTCTTTACTTGGACATTTGTTACTAAAAATGTTTGATTATCATAATGTTTCTCTTCCGCGATGATTATGGGGCTATCCGTAATATCAAACCAATCTGTAAAATTAGTCGATTTTTGTACATGGATAGGGGTAGGTTGTAAGCCTGTAGTTGAAACACATGCTTTTATTTCAACAATTTCACCATCCCATTCAAATACTATATGGGGGTCTTGTACACCTTGCAAAATATCTTTTGGAATGATGAATACTATCGTTTTTTCATTAACAAATTCAGTAATATTTTTGACTTTCGTGAACTGTTCTTTACTCATTAAGCCATTGATAATCTCACTTGCAAGAGGGATATTACCGCCTAAAGCATCAATAGGCACCCATGCTTTTCCATTCCATCTGTAACGAATACCAGTGTCATAGACTTGTGTAGTCCATCCCACTTCAGGGTAGGGGAATTTTTGTGCAATCTCATCATATGTATTTACGAAAGGCTGATAAATTAAAACTGTTGTTTCGTAAGCATCCTTTACTAATTCTGTAGCATCCTTTGCCTTTTGAGTTGCATCTAAAGCTTGATCAGTCGCATGATTAGAATTGTTAATAGCAACAGTAAGCTTTTTTAGATATTCTTCATAGTTGTCAGTTCGATCAATCAATTCTCGAACCTGTGATTTACTTTTCTCGATAATTTCATGTAATGTCTCTGTAGAATCTGTCCCATCATAATGAGCAATACGTGTAGAAGGATAGAGAATTAAGCCTCTGCCTTTATAGACAATGGACATGGTTTCAGCTTCCCTAGATACATGAAAATAAATAAATCCATTTGTATAGTCTACATAAAATTCGTTGTTCTTTAAGTTTTGTTTGATAAATTTTTCATAGTTAATCTCAAACATCCCAGAAATTCTAACTCTAAACATTTCATCGGGAATTTCTAACAAAAATACGCGCTGATTGACAACACGGGCAATATCCAGCCTATCAATATATGGGTCTGAGGGAGTTCCTTTTCGCCAAACAATATGGATAGGGTTATTAAATTCTAGGTAATTGACAGGGAGTGACAATGTATCACCTTCTTTATGAGCCTATATTTACAGTAGAACTAACGCCACCATTGATTTTACAGTTAGTTCCTGCATGGGTTGTCACATTGGAATTTTCAATAGCAACTGATTTTCCATTAATAAAGACACTTCTACTATTTCCGACTGTCACTGAACCCTGAGCATTGGTATGAGCACCATTGATATAAACGCCACCAGCAGGTAGGGTATAGGTATCATTCTCAATCGTTCTATTGCCTTGAATAATAGGGGCTTTACCATTAATTATTACATTTGTTACTGTGGATGTAACAGTACCCTTGATAATTGCCTCTGTTGTTTTAGGTAGCCAATTGCCATTATCAAATTGTTGATACTGGATGTGATTGAATGCAGTAGTATCAGAGATTGTCGCATTATTTAAAGCTATCTTTGCCATGTAAAATTCCTTTCTTTAATTTAGGTCAATACGTGTACCGTTTACTTTAATGCCGCTTGCGGACATCGTAATCGCATTACTGCCAAATTTTATTTCTAATTGTGAGTTATTCATTATAATGCTGCCACCACCTCCTTTTATGGAGACTGTTCGAGGTGTAGTGATTTCTATCGACTTTGTTCGATCCGTGTTTAAATTAATAGCATGTTTTTCGCCACCCTCATCGATATATTCCGTAAAGAATCCTTCAGATGTCTTATATTGCTTTGCTTTATTATTATTTGTATTATTTCCTGAGCCACTGCCCCAAATAGCAACAGGGTAGGCTTGCACTCCTGAACCTTCAAAATACATTTCATATTTGGTATTTTCTGTTGAACCGCTTTTAGTGATAAATCGCAAGAACTTTTGTTTAATATGAACATAATTATCAGGATCATTAGGGTCATAAGTTCTTAATTTAGTGACTGTTAAATCAGATATAAAGCTATTATCCTCACCTAAGGATTCAAGAATTTTTTCATCTAATTCACCATTCATAATAAATAATTTTCGAGCGTAGAGGTAACCATCTTTGCTTATCCAAAATCTAGGCTCTGAATGAACATCAATCGCAATACCTTCATTAGCATTTAGGCGAATTTGTTCACCGTTATTGCCATTAATCGTAATGCCATCATTTTGATCAAAGATGATTTTTTCACCTAAGAAGCCATCTACAATTTTTAAATTATGAGTAGTGATATCTTTTGCATAAAGTCTGCCATCCGTTCCAACGTAAAACTTTTTATCTCCATTAACATAAATGGAGATTGCTTCATTTGCATTGAGCCTAATTTCTTCGCCATTTCTACCATAGATAGTAATACCGTCCAGCCAGTCAAATGTAATGGCATCACCTAAATCACCATCAACAATCCGCAGATTTTTAGTTACCAAACCTTCAGCATACAGTGTCCCGTCTTCCCATTTAGCATCTCCTAATGTTGCAAATAATTTGCTAACCCATTGGCCATTTTCCCATTTTTGTAGGGCAAGTCCATTAGTAGCATTTAGGTAGGCTCTATATTTACCATCGCTACGCACAGCAATAAAACCAAAATCATTCATAATAAGATTGTTGTGATATCTACCCATTGTGATACCAGAATAAAATAGTGAGTCTTCAATTTGTTGCCGAAGTCGGGTTGCCTCATCATAATAGTTTTTAAATTTTTGCACAAAAATACCACGATTCTCAATGTGACTCGTGGATTCAGTAATAGGATCTGTCATATCAATATGTAAATTTTGTGATTCTGAGTACCCATTATTAATGATTTTGATATAGCTAGACATGCCATTCATTAGCTCTAAGTAAGCATTTTTTAATGCACTTGTTGAGTATTTATCAGTGGTTGAATAAACAGTAGGGAAGGTTTGCATTGCTACATTAAAAGCACCCTCAACATCTGTTAGATTATCTCTATCACTTCTTATATATTTTTGAGCTTGTTGCAGAAGCAATTTGTAGTCTGAATGAATTTTATACAATTCTTTAATCAGTTCTAATTTTTCAAGTGTTGTTAATTTACCGTCTGCGACAATCTTGTCTAATAATCCAATATTAAAGTAATTATTCTCAGCATCTAAAATTACTTCATCTAAATTATTGACGACTTTAATGTTCTCAGCGACCATATGTCGGGAATACAGTGTGCCATCAGTATTAGCCCATAATACTTTTTTCCACTCATCATTATCTTTTTTACTAACTGAGAAGCCTTCACATGTTGTTAGGGCAACTCTTGTGATATGATTCCAAGAGACAAGTCCAAAGCATTCATTGTCTTGAGGTATTAGGTTTCCTGCGCTATCTTTTTGATTCTCAGAAACTAGGCCTACATACATTACCTCATCACCTTGACGGTTATAAATCGTCGTTCTCGAGCCTTGTGTGATCCATATACCCGATTCATCCTCAATCATTAGGTTGACACCTGATATGATCTTTCCAAAAATACGTTCACCAAATATACCATCCTTAGAAATAGCATGTTTCCAAGACTCACCGTTATCATTGGTAATTGCTAGAAATCCATTTTGGATCACTAACCAGCTTAAAGGGTCTTCTAAATCTCTTACAATAATTCCACGTTCACTGATTTCAATTTTCTGATTGTATCCTGCCATCACTGCATTTTTTAAGGCATCCCATTTATTATTGATAATATCATTGATGGCACCATTATTTTTTTCAGACAAATTCCATTTCCATTTATCCATTTGAACAATAGTGGACGTATTACCCGCTTTATTTAGTTGCTCTAGCCAGTTATTCTCTTCATCAAATTCATTTTCAATCACAACAGAAATGCTTTCATTTTCAAAATTATGTGCAATCTCAGTAATTTTAGCTTTTATATCTACTTGTAAACGGTCGTATCTAACCCTTACAATATCTCCTAAACCTAGCTTATCCCAATCATTTTGACATTCAACGATAGAGAGGAAATCAATTAAATTCATATCAAGCTTAATTTTAGGTTCAAGATATGTTCTAAATACTTCTTGGCCTTCTTCCATTAAATCTTCATCATCAATAATGGAATCGTTAATGTATTCTTTTTCAATTTCAAAATTTGATAACTCTGCTAGCTGCTCAACCGTAAAGTTATTTTCTCTTGCTAATTTTTCTCTTAAATCATTTAAGTCATTTTCATAATCAGAAAGCTGATAATTTAAGCTTCTTATAAAAGCCTCTTGATTAGATATTTCTAAGCGCTTTGCCTCTAATCGTTGAATAATGTCTTGGTGATTAAGGGTGGAGGATTGAAAGTTAGCATTTGACAAATCTAGCTCATCTTCAATGACGATCCTTTGTGTATTTAGAGCACTTAGTTTTTGTTCCTCGGTCTGGATAATCGAATTTTGTGTAGTGACCATTGTGGTTAAATTCGTGAATTTCTCAGAGAGTGATTCTACTAATGCTTGATAATCCTCTAGTGCCATACATAGGCTATCTGTTAAATATTTTGAGTGACTAACAACCAGCCCATTTTCACGTTTGAAAGGGTAGAGGTAGTATCTGTAATCTTCGAGATATGATTGGCCTGTAGGATTTAATCGATGTATGGATAAGCCATCTTGGCCATATACTTTTAATCGAGTAATTGTGTCAATTGTATTGATCGCTAAATTAAATGACTCTAAATATTTACCATCTCGTATATAAAATCCCTTATCCTTGCCTATATTTTCAGGTCTATAGAAATGGATCTCACACTTAATAGAATCCCAAACAATTAAGGCATTCCAAAGCTTGGCTAAGTCATAAATAATTTCTAATGCATTATTTGATGCCACCTCATAGCTTCGATAAATTTCTTCAAAGTAGCTATCTACATAGCCTAATTTCCATATTGTATTTACTGAAGATAAAATTTCAGTAGTAATTTGAGATAATGTCTTACTGACAACTTCAAAATTTCTTATATTTTTATCACTTAACTGAATGCCTAAGGATAGGGCAGAGTATTGAATATATTCATCATCGCTATATGCCTTGTTGGATTCATTTAATAAAAAATACTCTGTAATATGTCCATATTTCAATTTAAAGAGATAACGGTTTTTAATTTTATCAATATTTTTGTTATCAACAGGAACGCCGTCTTCAATTAGGGTAGTAGGGATTTTAAAAGAAATTTCGTTTAGGATAGAAACTTTGGTATTATAAAGAATATCATAAGCCTCGCCAATTCTAGCAATGGTTTTCTTATCTGGTCTACATAGAAAGATTCTTGCATCATCAGGTTTTAAATTATAGTTTATTTCACCTAATTTCAATGAATTTCACCTCACTCCTGTATAAAAATATATTGGTACCTCATAACCATATCAAAATCTCCTTTACCCTTTAAGAAATTATGACCAACTGCTAATTCTAAATATTCATCATTATGGTCATCATATCTATAAACCCCTAAATGCTGTCTGTTCGAAACGATATCTTCTTTTTGGCAATCAATAAAAACTTCTTCATTGTCAATTAAGTTTTTCATTATTAAAGTTTGATTGGACATTATATTAGTAAGTTCAATATCACCGTTACCATTCTTTTTTCGAATCCAGAGTTTAGGCTTGATTATGCAATCACCTAAATTTTCCATCAATTCACAAGGATCAAAGGCAATAGAGAAGGATTGTATATATGGTTTTTTATCATTTTTATCGGCATTTAGTACAATTTTGTATCTAAAAATTAATCCTTCTAATTTATAATCATTTAATAAGGTTTTGTCATTGAAATTTATTAATTTCCATTTAGTCCAATTACTATAGTCATAGGAAAGAGAATAGAAAAATTCAACTTTTTGATGATGTATATTGATAATATTTGCAAGGATCGTTGTTAGGTATTTTGATGAAACATTGGATATTGCATAGCTTTTAGAGACGTAAGAGCCTGTAGAATATATTAAAGAACCCCATTTCATAATAAAACCCCTATTCTATTTTTCCGAATGGTCTAAATTCACAATTTGTTCCAACCTTTTTCCAGATAATATTTTTAGCTTTTCTCCAAACAACAGTACCGTCTATAAATGCTGTATCATTTTGAACAGAGGACCATACAGGTTCAGTTGTGGAGGAATAGCCAGCTGTTTCACAAATATAGTAGTATAATTTACCTCCATTTATAGGAAAGGTTAAGTCACCTACTTCATAATTGAATTCGCTTCTCCAAGTTGCACCTGCTACATCATAAAATTCCTGGTTTAACGTATTTAGAAAGACAGGGGGAGTAGTTGAACTTTGACCTTCCACAACACATTCATAAAGCCCTCCATTATCTATCGGAGGCTTAACAAGATTTCCTACATTATACTTTTTATTGGCTAGCCATTGTTTTGCATGAATGCCTTCTCTTGTGACAATCCAACCAACAAATGAACCGCTAGCAGGGGTCTTATTCCATAAAATATGTCCAACTTTGTAAAGCAGATTATCATCTAATTCATTAATTGAATTAGTAGCATTCTTTACATATTGCTCTAATGCTTTAAAATTATTTCCATATTCAATAATTGTTTGTTTAATATCATCGTCCTCAAACGTTGCTGCTGTGGTAATATTTAGTTCAAGTTGATTCGTGGTTTCCATCTTACAATTCACCCCATTTTTTAGTGTTGGCATATAATATTCCCCAAGAGTTATTGATGTTATCAATCGTTAATCCATTCGATGTCACTTTTGTATTTATAAATTCTCCTTGTGCAAATGTATGACTATCGTCAATAATGTGATAGCCTGTGTTAGCATCTCTAAACGTTAAATTAGTAAAACTTTGTTCCTGTGAATAGGTATAAGGAGAGTCACATCTAATAGATAATTCAACATATCCTTGCTTTAAACCATTATGTAATAGTGCTGAGTTCCCTTCTATCAGCGCATGGATCACTCTATTGGGGTTACTATCAAAAACTAATGGCTTGTAGTAAGGCTGAAATAACCACCTGGCGATTTTTCGTATATCTTTATCTTCCACCCAATTTTCCAGATAAAAAGATAACTGAAAAGAGAGTGGCTCATGTTCCACTCTCTGAAAGTAAGGTTTTTCATTATTAGCAACTTTTCTTTCAATAATTTTACGGCTAGGAAGAAAATTTTCTTCAAATAATCCACCCTTAGACCAAGCAATGTTGACACCCATATCTTTTGATGAGATATTGTCATACATAAAATGAATGGACTCTAACATCTATATTCTCATTCCTTTCCTACGTAATAAATCATCATCAATCATTTTACTAAATCGTTTTAAATCATTGCTGTCACCGTTCATTTTATCAACATTAAAATGAATCTCTATATCCCCATAAGTATCTCCACCAGGAAGGGGAGAGGTTTTAGCAGAGGGTACAAATTTGGAGAAGAAAGGAGCTAAGCTGGACATCACTCTATCCATAATATTGATTGAATCAAATAAACCTCTTGTATCGGCTTTATTTAGCATAATTTCATGAGGATGAGCAATAATCGCTTTTCCACCTTTACCATCAATTCCTATGCCAGTCCAATTCATAAAACCACCAGTATCGAGAGAAGCAATCTTGTTCTTCATTAATTCCCGTGTTGTAGTGTTATCAATAAGATTTAAATTGGCATTAAAGAATGATTTTAATTGATCAATCTGAGCTGAAGTATATGTATTTTTAACAGAATCAAACGTCACATCTTTAGAAATCTCTGAGTCATCAGCTCTTCCTTGTGCCGCAACATAGTCCGCTTTGTTTTTAAGAGCCGTTTTCGTGTTAGCATTTAAGGTTGCGTCGGGAATGAGCTTTTCATAAATAAATTTACCTAGCATAACTTGCATATCGGCTGTAGATAAGCTAGCAGTTTGATTGTTTTTGCTAGTTGTAGCTTCATATTTATTACCAGAAATACTGCTAATAAATTGCTCGATAACATGGTTATATTTTCCCCCTAAAATACCTTTATTGCTGTTAAAATACTCATACACTGCGTCCTTATCAGCATGAGTTAATGTGTTAAATGCATTTTCAAAATTAACGCCATCTTTAGTAAATTGCGGGTTTTTGCTATCTTTGCGGCCTTGGTCTGCTAATTGTGTTGCCTTTTGACGAATGGTATCCTTATCTGTTCCTGAAGCGTTTGGTAATACTTTGTCAAATAAAAATTTACCTAATAGCACTTGCAAGTCGCCCTCAGATAAATTACCTGTAGATGTCTGCGTGTTTTGCTTAGTATGGGGGGTTGCTTCAAATAAGCCTTTATCAGATGTTTTTTGACTATTATTAAATTTATCTATTAAGTTCAAGGCCTCTTCCAAATTGAAAATTACATTATTTTTAATGGATAGACCAACGGCATCCATAGTTCCCTCTAATGTTCTTCCCATATCTGGTAGTGTGGCTTTCATTTTATCCTGAAACTGTTTAAGATCAGCTTCGACATTTTCCAAGTGACCGTCAATGATACTTTCTCTCATTTTCGCAAATTCACGTTCATCATTAAGTAGATCATTATAATGTGATTCCCAGTATTCTTTTTCACGTTCAATTTTATTAATTAAATTTTCATGCTCTGCTTCTTGGAGCTCTATTTTTTCATCTGTTTCTTCCTCTTTAGCCTCCAATGCATCATTTAAAGACTCTTTACGTAATTCAATTTCTCGGTTATGGCGTTTTTCAGCAATATTTTTATCAATTTCATCTAACTGTTCTTGGAGTTTTTTACGCTTAGCTTTCGCCTCATGAGAATTATCTAATGCTAAAATATTAAATTGACTCTGAACATCTGCACGTTCCGTTTCTAAATCTTCAATTTCCATATCATAGCTTCTTTGGGCTTCTTGACGGTCAAGTAAACGCAATTTATCTTCAACACTTTTTCTAAATAAGTCCATTTCATCTTGAAGATTTTTCATGATAGTTTCATGTTTTTTATTTTCGCGCTCAATTTCCTCATCAAGTTGCTTCAGGTGCTCATCCTTCAGCTCTTGATAGTAATCTTTATAGGCATTAATAACTTTCTCAGCAATGTCCTTTAACTGGGCTTCTTTCGCATCATTTTTTTGTTTATTATATTCTTTGATGGCTACAGTCGCATTTAAATAGGCATTATACTCATTATTTATTAAGTCTATGACTTCTTTGATACGCTCGGCAGTAATATCGCTCTGTTGTAATTCCTCTAGTAAAGTATCTCTCGTTTTCAAATGTTGTTGAGCAATTCTTTTTTGCCCATCAATCATAATATCTGTATATTTTTCATAGTCACTAGAACCTTCATCAAACATTTTACGAATTAGTTCAGCTCGATTAATTTCAGATTCTATGTTTTTTACTTTCTCATCTGATTGTGTTTTGATATTGATTAAAATATCATAATCGCCATTTTGAATCGCAATTTGCAATTCTTTCATCTCAACGGTTAGGTCTTTAATACGTTGTTTAGCGGTATCTAAACTATCACCAAATAATTTATTGCCATTAACTAAAGATTGTAATTGCGTTAGTTCATGACTGTTGGCAATTTGCTGCTCTTTCATTGCATTATTGATATTGGCTAATGTTTTTATATATCTAGGAGAAGAGGTATCTAATTCTTCGCTTTTCGCTTTTTCATACGCAATCGTATTATTTGGAGCTTGACGCTGTTCTTCAAACTTTGTCATGTAGGATTCCAGCTTTTTAGCGCCAACGTCCCAAATAGTAAAATCAATTTCACTATTAACTTGATTTAATTCATGTAGGCGTTGCGTATATTCGGCAACAATTTTTTTAGAAACAGTGCCACTTTTAATAACACCTTCAAGGTAGGCGATTTCATTTTGATTAACTTTCCTCTTATCCTTTAATAAAGACGCCTGCTTATCTAATTCTTTACGATAGGACTCAGAAGATACAGTTAGCCTTTTCAGTCGATTATCACTATTTTCTAATTGATTATCGAAATTAGTCTTTTGATGTTCAAATTTTGATAAATAGCTTTCAATAATATCATGTTCTAGATTTTCGATCTTCTCTTGTTGATCTAATATTTGCTGTTGTAAGTTCAGTACCTCAGATATAGTCTGATCGATCGCTGCCTGTGCTGTCTCAACTGTACTACTAGCTGATGAAGAAACTATAGAAATTTTCCCATTCTGAGCATCTTTTAAGAATGCTGATGGATCAACAGGTTGTCCGTTGACGTTTATTTCATAATGGAGGTGTGACCCTGATGATGTTCCAGAAGAACCGATTGTCCCAATTTGCGTACCAGCCACAAGGGTATCGCCTAGTTTAGCAATTGCTTTGTCTAGGTGAGCATAAATATGCTTCCTATTATCAGCATCTTGTATAACAACAACATTTCCATAAGATGAATCCATCCCATTCTTCTCAGCCTTACCACTAGCGATAACTTTCCCACTAATATTAGCATCTAAACGAGTACCAAGAGGGGAGGCAATATCTATGCCACGATGAATGTCAGTTTTATTATTAATTATTCGTGTTTCTCGGTAGCCACTCGTTATTGTGCCAGACCAACCATTTAATTTTTGATTACTTGTTGTTGTTTGAGCAGAGGAGCTACCTGTGATAGTACCAGTTTTTTGAATCTTCCCTGAGGCAATTTGGTTTTTTAAGGAGGTTTCTTGCTGCTGCATTGCTTTCAGTTTTTCTTTTTCAAATTTAATCTGTGTTTCTAAAGCTTGTCGATATTCACTAGAGTGTTCAGGTAGCTTTGATAATGATTTTTGTTGCTTGTTAATTTGGAAATTTAACTCTTCTAGTTTTTGCTTGTATTTATCTGTAATATATATAGCTTTTTCTTTTTCAGCGTTTGCATTTTTTTGGGCTGTAGTGGTTTTATTTGTAGCTTGTTCATTTTTTTTGATAGTAGAGGTAAAGCCATCAACTTTACCAATGTCAGTATTTAGTATACTTATTAGATCATCTAGTTTTTTTAGCTTCTCTGAGTATTCCCCATAGCCAACGTAGTCCCCTCGAGATTGAGAAGCAGCTAGTAAGAATCTACCTTCACTGTCCGTTAGTTCTTCGCCGCGATTGTATTTAGCTTGTATTTCTTCATATTTATTAAATGTAGAGCTACTTACTTTTTGAATGGCTTCAAGTTCACTTTTCAGGTTTTCAATACGAGCTTTAGTACCCAAAGCGGATGCTAATGTTGCCTCTTGCTCAGCAGTTAATTTTCCATCACGAAAGAGTTTGTAGGCTTTTAATAATACCTCGTTTGCATTATTTTCCGCAATCATCATATTTATTTTTTCTTTTGAAAGACCAATTAATATAGAGTCATTTTTTAATAAACCAGGATAGACAGTAGCTAAATCTTGCATGATTGCGTAACGAGCATCTAAAAGGTCTTTTATATTTTGTTCCTGTGTAGTTAAATGTTCTTTATTTAAAATATCGTTTAGTGTTTGTTGAGAGTGCTCATCTAATTGCATTGAGATTTCTTGATAGGAAGATATAGAATTATTTAGAGCATCCACATAAGAACTTGAAATACCTATTTCTTCTTCTGCTACATTTTGATAATTCTTCATTTTAGTTGTTAGACTTTCAAGTTCATTGCCAGATGCTGCAGATGAAGAGGTAAAATGATGAAGTGACAATCCTGTTGCTTTCATTGTCTCTCCGTATTTCTCATAGTCTTTTGTGATACTTGCTAGATATTGTGTTATGCCATTTTGAAGGTTTGTAAGTGTAGCATCATCCATATTTGGATAGGCAGATTTTAATTTTTTTCGTATATCTTCTATATAATTAGAAGCTTCTTGGTGCATTTTTTCAAATTGTTCAGGTGGTGCATAGTATAATTTATTAAACTGTTCATTAATAGCATTTATAAACTCTGGTGCGTTTTTATCTTTAAATAAAGCTTCTAATGCAGAATTCAAATTTTGAATTTCATCAGCATTAGCTGTGGAGATTAATTGGGCACCTAGAGCTTGTGCAACCTCTTCTGTACTTCCCGTTAAAGCATTATTTTTCTCAATAATAGCTTCTAAATTATTGATGTAATTAGTTTTTATTTCAGGCAATAAATTGTTGATTTCATTTAAGGGATTTTTAGTTAACTTTAAAGTGCGTTCAGCATCACGTATTAAGGATTCTAAATATTGAACATCTGTATCAGTACCTGATTTTTTAGCTTCAGTAAGCATTGTTCGAAGCTCAGGTAAAAATTTTTGTAATTTTTCTACAGAGTCGTAAATAGGTTTCCCTTCAAATAAACCCCAGAAAGAATCTACCACTTCTTCTACAGAAGAGGGCTGCCTTCCACCCGCAGAAGAATCCTTTTTATCAAATACTTTTTGTTTGTATTCAGCACTAACACCAGCATTTCTTCTATTATTACCTCTAGCAAACCGTAATAACTCGTCTTCATTTTTTTTAAGTAACTTATTGAGTTCTTCTTCATTCTTAGTTATTGTGGCTTTTCTAGCTTCCACTTCTTTAGCAGAAGCAGCCTTATTTTCTATTGCTTGTTGTTCTTTTAAAAGCTGTGTTTTTATTTTGATGGCTTCTGCTGAACCTACTATTTTTTTGCCATATTCATCCTCACTAGCAGCTAAGGAAGGGAGCAGGTTAGCTAATTGATTTTGAATATTCTCATGTTCTTTTAAAGTATTATTGTCGGCATTGCCATCATTAACTATCTTACTTAATCTTTCATATTTTGGAATAAGGCTATCGATAGTTTCTGCATTTTGACTATATAGGCCTAGCATTGCTTTTTGGCTAGCCTCAAATTCCGCAACTGTTTGGTTAATTTTTTTTTGTTCTTCCGTATACATATCGAAAAAAAGCCCACCTACGATCCCAATGCCATGAAGATTACGCAACAATTTAATAGGGGCTGATCCACCGGAAATATCTTCGCCAATGGTTTTAAGGGTAGATGTGAGAGCTAGACTGTCCATGATAGATGATCCCAATGAAGCAGAGCTTTGGGCTGCTTGACCTGTATTTTGCCCAAATTCGATTATATCTTGATTCATTTTTTCGATTTGAGCTGAAACATTCGAGATATCTGCAATGTTTAAACCCTCACCAAGCTGGATATCGCTAAGCTGATTGTTTAAATCAGTGATTTGGGCTGTTAATTGGTCAAAGCTGGATGTATCTATATAGGATGTTTGTAGCTCATATATGCTGGATAGATTGGTTTTAAAGGTTTGCAAATCTTGCTGTACTTTTTGAATACCATTTAGCTTAAATTGATCAATAGTAGCCGTTTCAATTTCTGCTTTTAGCTGTGACACTAATTTGCTAAGTGCTTGTAGGTCATTCGTTGGGACTTTTGCTAGCTGTTTATAGAAGGAGCTGACATTTATTTTTGCATCCTTGAATGTTTTATTTAGTGTGTCTATAGATTTGATAGAATCGGTTATTTGCTGTTTAACATTTTCAAAAATTGATAGGGGAGCGGATGCTTCAGCACCAATGTTTTGTAGCTTGCCATTCAGTGTATCTAATTGCTGCTCTAATGCTTGAATTTGTTTACCATAATCAATAAACAATTGGCTATTATAGCCCTTAACATCTAAGTTGATTGTTAGACTTGGTATGTTTTTTAACTGTTTTAGATAGGTATGGATATTTTTTTTTGAGATTTTCTCATTGATACCTAGAGCAATCAATAGCTCTGTTGGTTTTTTTTGTTCACCACCAGTACTCAATCGATTTTCCCTCCTAATTAAGACAAATGAAAATACAGCTACTGTTTGAAACGAATAGCTGGATAATCAATTGAACATTATTATTTTATGAGATTTTCATAGTTTTCGTATTATGTAGGGGTGTTTCCTGTTTGTAATTGTTGTTGAAGCTCTTTTTCAAGCTCTACATATTTAATGCTTAAATTGAGTCGCTTACTAATTTCAGCTAATGCATTAGATACTTCGGCGATTGTGAACATGTCCATTAGGAACAACTCATACCAGCCAATATCGACGAGCTGATGCATTGTTGCAAAATGCGTTTCGATGGATTTATCTTTTAATTCAGCTTGTAGGTCAGTGAAATGTTTAATCATTAAAAATAAAATATAATGATGTAATTCATCATCGTTGTTGAAAAAGTCAAGCTTATGCTGCTCGACATAGGACATTGTATGGGATAGATCATTAATTAAAATCGTTATTTTACGTTTACTAAATTTGGGGTAATAATAAATAAATTTTTCTTGGTCTTTATCAATATAAAATTTTTGCTTTGTATTAACGACTTCAGCGCTTTTTTGAATATCCGCTAATGTTAGTTTTGTTTCACGTTTTGCCATGCTCAACCTCCGCTACTAAAAAGTAAATGGGTAGAAAGTTGATTTTCTACCCATTTTTTAATTAATTTACTTAAATAATATCGACAACAAGCTTTTCAGTATATGTACCATCAGTGACTTCAATAATTGTTTGATCATTGACTGCTGCAGAAGCTCCTAAAGCCACAACCCCATCTGCGCTGACCGTGGCAATGGCTGGATCCTTAGATGTCCAAGCTAGCTCATTATTTTGTAAAAGAACGTTGGCATAGCCTGCACCACGAATACCTAATACGGTAATAGGTTGTGAATCACCAGCAACAGTAGAGTCAAGGACTACATGAGAAGGGCTTGCAGCAAGTGCCGTAAACTGTACTTTTTCCTCGGATAGGTTACGAAGTTTGATATAAGCATAATTTCCTTTTTTATCGGCAAGTGAGCTACCAGCTAGAGAAGAGGATGCAACACCTTCATGTGTCATGGAGATTTCAATAGCTCCATTTGGTTTGAAGTTTGGCACTTCAATAATGACTTCGCCTGTTTTGCCGTTATTCGAACGAATATCTACATTTAATTCCATACGAACTGCTTTAGGGAAGGAATCCGCAGAAACTTCAATTGTATCCATCATTTCTTGTACAACATAGACTACCTGAACTTCTTTGCCAGCTAAGGCAGGAACCGTAATCTCTTTACCAGTAGCCGTATATTGTGCGAATGTACCATTTAGCTGCTCTACATGCACCTTTCCAATAGGTGTTTCAGCTAATGTACCTTTACCATTTGCATCAAGTAAAATCATTTCATCTGTATAATATTCCGCTAGCTGATGATTGATTTCTGCACCGTTTTGTAAGGCAATATAGGCAGTATCAAAAGCTGCATCCTCAATAGAGAATGTTAATTCCTTTTGATAATTCAGCTCATATACCTTTTTAGAGCCTTTACCAGCATAAATAGCTTGTGTTTGAATAGCCTGTGTCATAGATGAATTAAGCAATGTTTTACCATTTAAAATTAATTCATCTGTTAAGCGATCAAATAAACGAACATTTGCGACTGAAGTTAAAAATTGATTTTGTTGTGACATAAAAATTACCATCCTTTTTAATTGTTATTTTTTATTTGAACTAGGCTCGAGTCCTAGTTTTTTCATTTGTTGATCAAATGTTGATTTTGTGATAATGACATCCTCATTTTTCTTTGGTTCTTCAATATGACCTAGCCAATGAGGGAGGTCTTGGTCATTTTTAAATTCGATCATTCCAGAGTAGCGAGCATGAAGAATGGCATTGCTACTTACCATATAGTCCATACGGAGGAGCCCTTTATGGAATTGATATAAAGTTAACTGCTCAATTTCATGATAGGGTAGGCCCGATTTACAATGATAGGCGATGATTTGCTGCTCTAAATCAGCCTGCTTTGTTTTTCGTTTAGCCATAAAGGCACGTGCTTCCTGAATAGCTTTTTTTGTGTCAGGATCAATAAATTCATCATCTAAATCAATAAGATTTTGTTCACTAATAATGGTTTTGATAGTATCAAAATCGCGCTCATGTAATGTGATACCATTCACAATTACAAAAGCCATACCCTTTTCATTGATTGAAATTTGTATATCCTCGGTTTTAAACACTAAACGATATAATGCTAGTAATTTCTCTAGCACTCGATGCTCATCATTACTTTGAGACACAGTCAGTAAAAAAAGGAGATACGACATTCGTATAATCTCTGGCTGTTGAAAATCATTCTTCGGTAAAAGCAAGCATTGCACGGCATCATAAAATTCATCAGTATCCTTCATTTTGACAGGATAAATATTTAACCCTTTATAGAGAAAGGGTTTTCCAAAAGCCTTGTTAGTAGTGTACTTCATAATCGATAACCTGTAGGCAGCTGACCTGAGGACATGCTATAAATCCAGCGATAGCCTATAAAATCTTGAGGGACATTGGGAATAGGCAGTCCACTATGGAATCTTAAATCTCCAAATTCTTCAATACTCTCTTGAAATAATAGTTCATTTAATATTTCACCAAGCCAATCGAGACGAAAATCAATAGGAGTAATAGACACAGGGGTATAAATATCAAAAATATAGTGTTGTGTACTTGAATAAGGGTTATCCATATATTGATTTTGGCTTTTTACATAATTTTTTTGAGGCATGCGAGGACCTGTATATAAGCAGATTCTACAATGTGTTTCAGGTGCTAAATCATTCGTTTGATCACCAATAACGATTAATTTGCTAAGTATATGATCTTTCTCAGGCAATTGAGAGACATCCATTTTTAATGGGTCCAGTGGATCATCTGATGGATCCATTGGTATGTAGTAGAGCAACCGAAGCAGTTTTTCATTATTTACCAATGTGTGATAAAATTCAGTTAGGTTTTTTACAATTTTCATTCTCCTTTATCCTCCTAAAGAAGAGTGTAATGTTGAAGGTGTCTTAATAAAAGATTATAATTTTACATTAATTCATACATACAATGGTCATCACCCTCTTTCATTTCATAGAGATAATCATGCTGGGTTTACGAGTTTGCCTAAAATATCTTTTATTAAAATGAAACCTTCATGATAGGTCTGTGAAAAGTGTACAGACCTACTAGAATCCCTCATTTTTTATTATGTTTTTTAAATTAATTCACTTATTAAATGGAATCCTCATCTATATCTTCAATCCCAAAGGTCAAAGCTTCAAAATAGGAAGTATTGGAAAATGTATTATGTCTGCTGGAGCCTTTTTGAATTTCTTTTTGCTTATAGTGGGAGAGTACATAATTATCTTGTAATCGATGTTGTGAGCTCTGGTTTTTCAGTAATTTTGTTAATGTTCTACGTCTTTTATGACGTTTCTTGGCTTCCTTAATATAGTGTAAATTTTCTTCCTCTAATAAAAGTTCTTCTCTTGTGAAATAGCCTTTTGTTATGTAGTAGCCAAGCATATCTAATAAAATAATCGTCTTGTAAGTTTGAGAGGTTGCTGTTAAATACATTTCTAAAGAGATTTCCTCTCCTCTAAAAGTGATTTTTTCATTTTCTAAAATTGATTGTATGTATTGAACTCTTTCCGCTATAGGAAGCTCTATATTTAATTCGATGATCGTGTGAGGTAATTGTAATTTCATATGTACGCTCCTTCTACTTATTAGGGTGGCTAGTGTAGCTGTAAATCCAATTTTTCTGCCCAAACGAATGTTCTATTTATTTTTACATTTTTTGCATTGTGAATGAAACAAATCTTTACTACTATTATTGACACTAAAAAATTCATCTGTAGCTGGCAAAATATCATGGCATTTACTGCATCGTTTCGTTTTTAGCTGTAGTTTTTGAATATAGGTAACTTTTCTCCATTGGCGATCATTCTCTTGTTTGATTTTTTGACAAATTGTATTAAATCTACTTCCTACAGTTTTAACGGGTATCCCTAATAGTTTGCCAATCGTATAATAAGAATAGTCTCTCGCAATATATGAGAGTAATGTAGTTTGTTCTTTATTTAAAGATTTTTCAATTAATTTATCTAAATCAGCAAATAAAGCAATGACATCTGTATTCATTTTTAAAGAATTGGTCGCGCAAACACCCTGAGTGAAGTTTGTATCATCAACGGTTCCTCTAAATGTTAATAATTCTTTAATAACGGCTGTATCGGATAATACTAATTGGTTATACTTTGTATCTTTACTTGTTTGAAAAGCCATCATCTGTTCATCTCCTTTAAACCTTCCATATTTATGCTTTTGTTTATTATAATCCTATTAGTAAATAAATCAATCAAAATTTTCAATTAATTTATCTATTGGTTTGAAAAACACAGATATTTTTAAGTTAATTAATTTAAAATTTATTACTTTTTAAAATAGTATATGTTACTATTAAATTGATTAACTTTAAAAAGGTAAAATAAGGGAGTGATGAAAATTGAAGGTCGGCAAAACGAGAGAATTATTAATAGAGGAGATTCAAAAAAAAATTCCTTTATTAGTGCAACATGATTCAATTTTAGAAGAAGTTTCTATGCAGCTTCATCAACATCATATGAGCATAGGTCATATACTTGCGTTAATAAATGATAAGAACAATTTAAATGAGGCGAATTTACAGGAGCTATTATTGCTTGGAGAACAGCTTCATTTAAAATTTGCTGATAGTGAAGCGAATTGGTTAGCAGAATGGCTTAATCCGTCAGAGGTGAAAGAATTAAGAATGTACATAAAAGAGTCGCCCTATGAAGAAACGATCACATTACCCTATACATTTGAGAATGTTCTGCAAGTAGGACGCAATGAGTATGTTGCAGTCATTCCTAATTCAATGATTGGTAAGCTTTGGATGAGCGGTATTACTATGTATAACCCAAATATTCAGCGTCAAGCAAAAAAGAAAAAGGTGAAAAATGGAATTATAGAGGTGATGAATCTTAATCCTAAATCTTTGCAAGCTATTGAAAAGCAAGCCTTAGAGGGGGATTTAATAACCTCTACATTACGCTATAATGCCAAAGTAGGCTCTGGCGCGGATGGGATTGAGCTTGATTATAATGAAAGAGAGCAAACACTTACATTATTAGCAGGTACTTTAGTGGATATTTTGGATGGTGCCCATCGTACATTCTCTCTCTACAATGCCTATATGAAAAAGGTAGACTTGGCAGGAAGTATGATTGTTATTTTTTCCAATATGACAGAGGCTCAGTGTAAACGCGTGCAGGTAGATATGGCAAAGGCTAATCCCATTCCAAAGCCAAGACTACAGGAGCTGGCAAAAAATAAATTATCGGATGAGGTTGTGATTGAATTAAAGGCTGAAGGGGAATTAAAAGGAAGAATTACATCCAATTCCATTATTAAATATTCGTATGGGGAGGTCATTACCTTTTCGGAATTATCAAATGCTATCGAGAACAGCTTTCATTTAGAAAACCGTCTAGCAGTGATAAAGGTAGCGAAAGTGATCAATGACTATATGATGTATGTATTTGCCTATTATAAGCCGAATTTATTTGATAAACATTCATTAATGTTTAAAAGCCGGATGTTTATTGGCCATATAGAATTAGCTGCTCTTATGTTTGAGCATCATATTCCATTTGAAAACGTCCATAAATATTTAGATAAAATTGACTTTGCTATTGATAATCCTATATGGGAGGAAGTTGGAATTCTTAAATATGGTAGTATCAGTGCACGTAATAGAGCAAAAATTCAACAGATGTTTCAACAACTAATTTAAGAATGAGGTGTAAAAGATGCTGAAAGAAAATGTTTTAAATAAGGATATTAAGGAATGGTATCTCAAATCATTAGATGTCCAGGAAAATAGTTTGACCACTTATTTATCATTATTGAATAAAGCAGCATTACTAGAAAATCAAAAAAATAAAGATATCTTTGATATGAATAAGGTAGAGTTGGAAGAATTATTTTATAGTTTTAAGTCCCCAAGCCCACAGTCTATTAGCGCCTCTATTGGTTTTATTGCCAGATATATTGATTGGGCTATTATGAACGGTTATACAAATAATCGTTCTCAAAGGCTTCCTAGCGTTATTGATATGGACTATTGCCATCAATTTATTTATAAAGCCTCCATTGTTCGCTATACAAGAGCGCAATTAGTAACATATATGCAGTCGTTTGATGACCAAAGACATGCAGTATTTTTGCTTTGTTTATTTGAGGGCATTAAGGGGGAGGGCTATAGTGAGATTTTAAATTTAAAAATGGAAGATTTGAAACACGAACATGGCGCTTGCTATGCTAGATTGAGAAACGACAAGGGCTATACGAGAACAATTGAAATCTCGGAAGATTTATATTGGAGATTGGAGAGGCTAGATAAGGTATCTTCAACTAGTGGACAACCTAAGCAGGGACAAAAGTACTTTTCAGATAGTACCTATATATTCAAAAAAGCAAATGCGAAGGGCGAAGATATTCAGCTTAAAGCATCCTTTGGAAATAGAGCCTTAAATTTGGCGAAAACTATTTTCGACAATCGTAATTTGATCGCAAGTACCATTCAAGTCTCAGGTATGATGTGGTATATATGGGAACTACTCAAGGATAAAGAAGAAAAATTGTTGAATAAAGAAGTGTTAGAGAAAGTTGCTAATAAGTATGATACTGGCTATGTCAACAAAGATAGTCAGTATGTAAGCTATTCTATACTGCAGCATAAGTTAGATTTTGATTTTATACAAGAAAATTATGGTTTCTTTCTTGTAGACTTGTAGAACTGGTGAAATACCAGTTTTTTTGTTTGGCAAAAAATAAAGAGCTGAGTAAGAGAAAAGGTATACGAGCAGAGCGAAAAGCAGGCTTCTACTAGATTGAGAAATCATAAAAAGCTTAAATCTGTAAATATTCTCTAAAAATGAACTTGAAAAAGAACGTTTGTTCGTGTTAAGATGAAATCAAATATCTTTAATGTGATCTTGCAGGCTAAGGAGGGATTTGCATGAATGACAAGGAAACAACAGCAATACTTGAGCTAGTTATCTATAAAGATAGTGATGTGTCTGAAGCGTTAATGAATAATTTCTATGGCAGCATATCGAATGTCATTTTAAAGGATGAAGGAGGTAATATGCTTGCATGTGAATGTATGGATAGCTCTTTTTCAAGTTTAGTTGTGATGGATAAATGGAATGAGGATGAGGTTGAACTAATAAAAGGGGTAGGTGATACCAAATTTATTTATAAAAAAGCTCAGGACATGGATATCTATTTCGATAGTTTAGTGCAGTTAGATGAGAGTAAAGAGAATATTTATTGTGTGGTGGAATTCCAAAAAATTATTTATTTATATAATGGACTTCAGCGAAAATCTATTATCGATACCCGCATTACATGTTTAAAAAGTCTTAAAAATTATTTAATGCTTTACTACCCAAAGCATAAGGTTTTAGAAAGAATGGATGGAATATAGAATCTTTATAGGTTAATTAATGAAAAAACAAGAGGTATTTGAATGGAAAAGTTTTTAGTGAAGGAATTTGCATCTGCCATAGTTGAACAATCAAAAGGCAGAATAAGCATAATAGATGCTGAAGCATTAGCCATTGTTTACTTGGCAAAGATGAAAAAATTTAAGCCAACTCCTTGCCTGAAATGGGCAGCCCAAGAAATCATAGAGAACTAA